GCAATACCGTCAAAAGGGCGAGCGGGAAAGGTAACAACCTCTGATATTTTTAAATCCGCTTTTGTTTACGTACCGGAATCAGAGGTTGAGCAATACAAACCTTTTCACAAAAATATAATTGGAGTCCCTGACGAAGTAAAAGGAATAACCGCAACAAGGAATTACATATTGAAATCAAACGATTGTAATATCTTTTTTATTGACGACGATTTGCAATACATGGGTTTTATTGAGCGAACGAAATTAAAATATAAGGTTGTAAGGTTAAAAGATGAAGAAGTCGCGATAAATGAAATAATTAAATTATTTGAAGTTTGTTATCAAACAGGATCAAAAATAAACGGTTTTTTTACGGTTGGTAATAATTTAACTAATTACTCTTACAACCCGTTTTTATTTAACGGCGTTTGTTTGGGTTCTTGTATGGGGGTTATAAATGACGGTGAATTTTATTTTGATGAGGATTTCGAAGTTAAGGAGGATTACGAATTAACTTTAAGACATTTAAAAGAGAAAGGGGTAACGGTTCGAAGCAATGTTTTATTTATGCAACACGAACACACACAAATGACTGGAGGTTGTAGGGATTCAAACCGAATTGAAAAAGAAAAGGAAGCAATCAACAAGTTGGTAAAAACTTATCCGAACTGGATAAAATCAGCAAAACACAGAGGAACGAGCTTTGCAATCCAATTAAACGTTTAATATGAGTAAAATCAACAAAATTCAACAAAATAAAAGGAGATTAATCGAAGCGATGGAAAAATCGTTGGGAGTTGTTACAACGGCTTGTAAACTTGCGGGACTTGATCGCGGAACTTATTACAACTATTATAACGATGACCCGGATTTCGCGAAACAATGCGACGACATTGAAAATATTGTAATCGATTTCGCTGAATCTCAACTACATAAGCAAATAAAGGACGGGAATCCAACGTCGACGATTTTCTTTTTAAAGACGAAAGGGAAGAAGCGCGGATATTTCGAAAAGCAAGTAAACGAAAATATTAATTCGGGAATGTTGCAAATTCAGGTTTCGGACAAATTAAACGATGCGTTGAACGGCGAGGAATGAAATTCACAAACTTATTCGTTAAGATAGCGGAAGCCATGCCCGGCAACCGCTTCGTTGTTTTACAGGGCGGTTCCAGTAGTAGCAAGACTTACTCAACGGCTCAAATGTTGATCGTTAAAGCTTTACGAAGCCAAACGCCGAAACTTGTTTCAGTTGTTGCCGAAACAATTCCGCATTTAAAGCGGGGAGTTATGCGGGACTTTTTCAAGATACTAATCGAACAGGGTATGTATTCGGATGAAAAGCACAACAAAACCGATTCAACTTACAAGTTAGGGAATTGGACCATTGAGTTTTTTAGTGCGGACAATGACGCAAAATTAAGGGGAGCGCGTAGGGATATTTTATTCGTGAATGAGTGTAACCGTATTACGTGGGACGCATTTACGCAATTAGAGATTCGAACACGCGACAAAATATTTTTGGATTTTAATCCGGTTTCGCGTTTTTGGGTCCACACGAAGTTAATGCAACCGTCGAACAAATATTCATTCATTAAATCAACCTATAAAGACAACGTGGACCATTTGACGGGAAAACCGTTATTGGAGCAATCAATCATCGACGCGATTGAATCACGGAAACCCGTATACGATAACGACGGGAATCTTATTTCGGGTGACGAACAGTTTTGGAAAGTATACGGACTTGGTGAAGTCGGATCGCTTGAAGGCGTAATCTTTTCAAACTGGGACACGGTTGATTCGATTCCGTCCGATGGCAAGTGGACCGCTTACGGATTGGACTTCGGATTTACGAACGACCCGACGGCAATCATTAAGGTTGTTTATCAAGGTGGCGAATTATGGGTTGAGGAATTATGTTTCGAACCTGGTTTAACAAATCCCGACATCGTAAACAAATTAAAATCGTTTGGTATTGGTCCGCTCGATGATATTATTGCGGATAGCGCGGAACCGAAATCAATCGCGGAAATTCGTCGCGGTGGTTACCGAGCGTTAAGGGGTGTTAAGAAAGGCCCGGATTCAATTAACAACGGTATTGATATTTTAAAACGATATAAAATCAATATTCACAAAAAAAGTATTAATTTGATTGAAGAGTTTTCAAATTATCAATGGATGAAAACAAAGGACGGCGAATATCTGAACAAACCAAACGATAATTATAACCACGGGATTGACGCGTTGCGTTATTGCGTTATGGAGAAAATAGGAATGGACCGACAAACACGAAAAGGAATTAAAAGACGAAATTAAATGCTGATCCAAACAAAAATTTATTGCGAGCTTGACGAGACGAATTGGTGGGACGATTATATGTTCGATTTATCGAATTACATTTCACATAGTCGAAGCGATGATTTTTCGCTTTTATTGTTGCGCGGAATGGATGGACCGGTTACGATTCAATTATCTTTTGAAGATTTAGCAACACAATTGCAGATTTTGAATACCTTTGAAACTATAAGCCTAAACTAAAAAGATTGTTTATGGTTTCGGGGTTGTAACGATGTACACGTTCGCCCCGTTTTTTGTATATTAAAAAAATTGTATATTTACAAACAAACAACCGATTCGGTTTTAAGGGTAGAAACGAAAACGGATATTTTTTAACTTTTAAAATAAAATAAACTATGTCTTTATCATGTCAATGCCCGAATCCAACACCAATCGGGGACATTCCGGCTCAAACTTGCCCGGAGAACATTAACCAAATTCAAAAAATCGCAGTTCAAAGAACTGGAGACAAATTCGACGGAACAAGTGGGAACGACATCACTTTGCTGGCTGATTGGCAAACAAGATTGTCGGCAGTAGACAACACGCACATCGTTGTTACTCCATTTGTTCATGAAGCAATTATCACAGCGGGTGAAGCGATCACAAACGGAGGAGGAGACAACTCAACGTTAAACGGTGAATCTGAGTTAGTAGGTGTTAATCCGTCTCAATTTACTGGTATGTTCAAATCTTTATCAAAAGAAGTAAAACAAGCTTTATTCTCGTTAAGATGCGAGACTGGGCTCGTTGTTTACTTTTTCAATGAAGATGGAAAAATAATTTGTCAAGAAAAAACGACTGGAGAATACGAAGGTTTTCAAATCTCATCGTTTTTCGTAGGTGACACAAACAACGAAGGTTTTGCAACAAACGACACTAACGCCACTTCATTCAATATGAAAAAAGATTGGTCAAAGTATCAAGCAATTGTTGAGCCATCGGATTTTGATCCTTTAACAGAACTTTAATTGATGGCTAAGTTAATCGAACTAAAAGAGAAAGGCGGGCGCGTTCAATCATTTACGGTTGAACACGCTTCGCGCCTTTTATCTTTAAAAAACAGTGTTTGGAGTGTTCCGAGCGAATCAGAATTTGAATTTGTAGACAATGCAATTAGAAAAAAACCAGGTTCAACAACTACTGGAAAAAAGGCCGAAAAAAAGCCTACTTCAAAACGCCGAAAGACATCAAAACCGGCTTAGGTTACACGGCGAAACTGAAATTGAAAACATTCGAAATAACCCGGCTTATATTGATTTATTGTCATGGGTTGAAAGTTTCTTGACGCGTGACAAATACAATCGATTCGTCCAATTGTTGAGGTTGCCGGTCGTTTCGCTAGAAATAACACAAGATATTTATCAAGAATATGAGCGTATTTTTGACGGGCAAAATCCTTTTTTTAATTACGAGTTTTCGAATCCTGACTTTGAGACGGATTTCAAGTCGTACTTAAACAAAGGGTTGAATGATAAGAACTTTTTCAAAACGATTGGATTCGAGCAATTAAAATACTCGATCAATTCGATTTTGGTTGTTGATATGCCGGAGGACGGCGGGAATCCTTATTATTATTTTATTGATATTTCTAGCGTTGTAGATGTTAAGTCGGACGAAAATGGGGCCATTCAATATTTAATTTTTCAAATCGACAAAGAAACGGTTGCGGTTTACGACTCGGAATCGTATCGAGTTTATAAGGTAGACGGAACAAAAATAATCGGGGAACCAATCGTTGACAATTCTCACGATTTGGGTTATTGTCCCGCATCTTATTTTTGGGATAAGAACATGAAAGGTTCGAACACGATTGAAAAGAAATCGCCAGTTACGGACGTTCTCGGAAGATTGGATAAATATTTAATCGAAGATACTTTCAAGGAATACGCAGATTTATACGGGACCTTCCCAATCATTACGGCATTTGAGGAATTATGTAATTTCGAAGGATGCAACAATGGTTTTATTATGGAGGATTACACGGTTACGGTTAACGGTGTGGACGAAATCCAATCGCGTCAAGTTAAATGTAAAGCTTGCGCGGAAAGTGAAGAAATCGGACCGGGAACGATTTTTGAAATTCCAGCACCACAAACGAAGGACGATCCAATTTTATCGAATCCGGTTGAAATAATTGCGCCTGATACAAAGTCGCTTGAATACGTTAAACAAAAGCTAGTTGAATATGCGGAAGTTATTCGCGAGGTAACAATCGGAACACGCGGAAGGGTTTTAGATAATACGGCGGTAAATGAAACGCAAGTGTTCGGATCGTTTGAATCGAGGCAAAACATTTTATTACAAGTTGCGTCAAGTTTCGAAAAGATTCACAAATTCGCAAACGATACGGTTGCGCGTTTAATGTATGGTGACGCGTTTTTAAGTTCAACGGTTTTTTATGGGGATCATTTTTTCTTAAAGTCGGTTGAACAATTAATGGCCGAATATGAGCAAGCGAAAAAGAACGGAGAACCGGATGAGGAAATCGACCAAATTTACCGTCAAATATTAGTAACGAAATACAAAGGGAACGACGACCGAATAGAACGCGCATGGATTCTTTACAATTTGAATCCTGAACCACATAAAACGGTTGCGGAATGTACTCAATTAGTTACGTTGGGAGCGATGGGCCAGAATGATTTTGTTATAAAGTCTAGATTTAATAACTTTATAGCGAAATTTGAGCGCGAACAATCAAACGTTTTAGATTTTGGGCGTGATTTAGATTTTGATAAAAAGATTGATGCTATTAACGATATATTAAAAACTTACATAAACAATTCAGAAAATGAGTAAAATCAAACCAAACAAGTTGGCGGAATGCCAAAAACAAGCGAGTGGATTCGATGTTGAAATCCCTTCGGAAATTAACGAACACGAAAAAGGTTATTACCATTTCGCGTACGTTGAGAAAGTACACCGTGCGGACTTACAAAGGTACGACGAAAGGGTGACGATTATTAAAATTAATCAAACGGACTACATTACAAAGATTGGTTCAAAGTCAACAAAAGGTTCGGACGCAAATACGATGGCATTATTGGGATATACTAATTTATTTATCCTTCATGATCCAACGGTAAAAGCGGCACCAAAAAAGAAAGCAGCACCAAAGAAAACAGAACCAAAAACAGAAGAGTAAACAAACCATTTACAAATCATAAAAACGAGTAATTTATGAGCGATTTAACCATTGAGCAAATAAACGAAGCTTTTCAAAGCAACGAGGAATTAAGAGGACAATTTATCCAAAATTTTAGAGAATCTGAGGACGGTCAATCATTATTGAACAACCACGCACAAAACTTTTGGGATTCGAAAATTGGTGACGAAATCGGAGCGTTGCACGGGAAATACGACAACGACTTTAAAGAAGTTTTAGGAGTTGAGAAACCGCAAGGCGTAAAATCTTACACGTTTTGGAAAGAACAAGTTCAGAAATTAAAAGAAGGTGCAAACCCGGAATTGATTTCACAAAAGGAAGCAGAAATTGCGGAACTTAAAAAGACAATCGAAGCGAACGCGGGATCGGAGCATTTTAAAGGAATGTATGAAAAACTACAATCCGAGTCGGAAAACAGAATTGCAGAATTAACAACGCAACTTGGCGAATTCGAAAACAAGTTCAGAACGAACACAATCGAAGGGTTAATCACTAAGGCAATGACGGGATTCGAATTTAACACGGAATTGCCGGAAGATGTTCGTAATTCTTTCGTTGAAGGAATTGTTTCGGGCTTAGTAGGGAACGCAAAAGTTATGGAGGACGGAACGGTTACGTTTTACGAGAACAACGAGCCGATTTTAAATCCTAAAACTTTGGCAAAAATGGACGCTTCCGAAATTTTAAAATCGAAATTGGCTTCGGTTTTATTAAAAAAGGACGCGTCAAAAGGCGGTGGAGTTGATCCAAACAAGGTAAACCCAACGGATCCGAATCGAATGAATGTTTCCGCAACTATTACAACGGCGAAAACACAAACGCAACTTTATGATGCGATTTCGAAAGAATTATCCGCGAAAGGTTTACAAAAAGGGTCGAAGGAATACACAACCGAGTTTGATACTTTATTTGCGGAAAACTCGAAGGGGTTGCCGTTTAATTAAAAATTACTATTTTAGCAATAACAAAGTCGAAATTTGTCAAGGGTCAACGAATGCGGCGAACAATTAAAATAAATTTTAACTTTAAAATCAAATCATTATGAGTTTAATTTTAACTAGACTTCAATCGATTAGAAGCAAGTACGCGGGAAGCCTTGACAAAAACGAAGACAGACTTTCAAATTACGGAGCGTGGGCAAAATTCGTGGAGGACACAAACGATCCTGAATCAATCGTAACGGCGGACATCTTAGAAAAAGCTGGAATGTCAGCGGGTAACACTTTAGAAATTCCTGTAATTGACGGGGCGGACGTGACAATTTCAAACGTAAGAACTTGTACAATTGCTGACGACGAATCAACGTCGAACTTGGTAACTGTTACATTTGCAACTTATCAGTTTGGATTTACTATGATTCCTGGTCAGTACGCAAACAACGAAATTGGTTACATGACGGACTTTGAAAGAAAGATCAAAAGATACGGGAAGAAATTCGCGGAAACTTTAGACGCGGCGGCAATCACTAAATTAGAAGCAGACAAAACGGTTGTAATGGATTCACCATTTATCGGTGTTGGTGCGAAATACGGAGCTTTAGCGGGTGACGCGGTTCAAGTAACTTCGGCACAAAAACAATTTTTCTTCAGCGATTTAGGCGTGATTATGCAAGGGGATGATTTCGAAGGACGTTATAACGTTATCGGATCAACAACTTTACAATCGACGGTTAATCAGTATTTAAATCAAGGGACGCAAAACGGAACGAACTCAATGTTCCAATTTGGACAGTTTGATTTCGGGTACTCGAATAGAGTTTCAGTTGATACGGCTGGAGGAAAAGAATCAACGGCTTATTGTATGCCTAAAGGGTCATTGGCAACAATGAACAGAAACATTAACGACGCGTTAAACAACGAGGTAATCAATGAAAACGACTGGTTTGATATTTTCAGATATCCAATCGTTGACCTTGATATGGCGTTAAGATATACGAAAGAATGTGCGGACAACGAGTCAGTGGTTGGAGGAACTCAACCACAATTAAACGCATCGGTTAAGGAAACTTTTATTTTCTCAACTGACGTTGCATTTATTACGGCTTACAATCGTGACAAGGCAACATTGCCGGGAGCGATTCACAAAGCGGAAATGGACGCATAATAAGAACTTTGCAATAGTTAGGTTTAAATGATAAGAAACCGATCTGATTAATTTCGGATCGGTTTTTTTATTTTATTTAAATTATTTACTGAATATATTTGTTCAGTTGGAAATAAAATGCTTATATTTGAAGAAATCAAAAACACAACGATTATGAAAGTAGTAGAGTTAACAATGACGGATATTTTAAACGAAACGAAAGTAATTCGTAAAATTCTGCGGGGCGGTTTTAACGCTTAGGGTAAATTTCTGCCCGTAGGGTGGAATTTAACCATGTATTATAGTTAGTAAACTTTAAATTAAAAGAAATGACATTAGAACAAACAAGAGAAAAAACAGAAAATATGAATAGCGAAAGTTTAGCAAAAAGCTACTGCTATAAAACCAATGAGATAAAAAGACTTAAAGAAAAGATAAATAAGTTAGAATTTAAAAGATGGTGGAGTTTTGATTGTTGGAATATACACGGAACTTTGAAAACCATAGAAATAGAAGCATTAAATGAAGAAAATGCAACTATTATATTTCAGCACAAACACCCTGAACTAGGATTTGACCCACCTTATTAACTATAATGTTGAATGTATAAACTTTTAACAGAGCGAGTAGCACAGCACGTAAGATAGGAAGGCTTTTAATTTAAATGTGCATTAGATTAACGGTATAACTTCCTGCGCCTGTTAATTGTTTTATAAATTTTGTTATAAACTGGAGAAATAAGACATGGATAAAGAGCAATTAAAAAAAGTACTAAACAAATTAGTAGATTGGTGCGAAGAAGCACACGGAACAGGTGTTTCAGAGATACTGATAAGGTTAAATGATGACGACGAAAAATGGGTTGATATGTACTCGAAATTTTCCATTGAAATGTTTAAAGAATGGATAGAAGAGCAATAGGTTAAAAACAAGAGATTAAAAAATAAAAACACTGTTGGAGAGGATTCAACGAAAATAAAACCTGTTAGTTATTGTTACTAACCTCTTGTTTATAATGACACAACTAAACACAGTTATTAACGGATTAAAGAGATAAAGATGAATAAAAAGGAAAAGCTAATACATGAGCTATTTATAGGCAAGGTTTCTGATGAAATAGGGGTTAAAAAAACATTAGTATTACTTACAGAATCAAAAGCAGCTTTTAAAAATTATGATGAACTCGTTAATAATGGTGTTTTAGATGATGTTAGCGGTAGTAAATTAACTACTTCTGACGCTTTTAAAGCCACACTTGAATGGATTGAATCTGATGATGTTTGGATTGAAGATGAACAAGGTAATAAAGTAGAAGGTTTGAAAATTAACGGTAAAAACCTTAAAAAATATTGCGAACCTTATTACCGCTAATGTATTAAAGTAAAGTAAGTATTTGTAAACGCTTATTTATTAAATTTAAGTATTACCGTTTGTTTTTTGTGTACTGATTACCAACAACGATATTTATTTTACTTTTTGTTATAAACTGGTGGGGTTGTTATTTCGATAACATTTAAACTAAATACGCTAAACTGCATTATGCCCGATAGCTAATTACGATAACCTGTTATTGTTACCCACTTGTTTATAACGCTAAATGTAAAAAGCGTTGAGGAACTAAATGATTATTTACATAATGTTATAAGTATTTTAAAATGAGAATAGACACACAAAAAAAACTAGAGGAACTAGCAAAGTATTTAGGTG